TCTCGCAGCCTTGCGCTTATCTTCTTTAATCTTGAAATAAAGGTTTGTCAGGTACGTCAGCAGGCCAAATACCAGACTACCCAGCACACCGATTGCAGCCCACTGTGACGGAGTTACTCTATCGAGCAACTGTAAAAACCAGTAGCCAGCACTGCCTGCGGAGGTGCCGTAGGCAATGCCTGTTGAAATTTTGTCCATGGATTTCATAGCCTCACCTCCGCACGGAACGGATGGCATAGTTATTATGTGTAGGCTTTCAGACACATCAATCAGAGCCTTAATTGATATATATGCTGGAGACGATGCAATATAAAAAGCTCGCCGTAGCGAGCTAATAAAATGTATTTCTCTGATATTATGTTTATTTGTATTAGCTCAGACTTGACATCACAGGTTTCGTATATAGAACATCATCAAATCTGTCAGTTTGCTATGAATGAGATATAGTAATTGAAGAGCTAACCTCGCATGTCAAAGCCAGATTTCTGAAAATCTCTGTAGACTTCCGGATTGTTGAAGGCCGGAAATTTGGCTTTATGAGCTGCGGACTTTATCGCTTCGCAATAGGCTTTATCACCGTTACTGGTAGATATTTTTAACGCCGTGCCATCCTGAGAGAATTCCATATGCAACCTGCATTTTTTCCCTTTCCAGTTATGCGGCTCATCAAGTTTGGCATTAATTGCAGCTCTGATTCCCCGCGCTTGCGCCCCCCATTCATCCTGATCATCCCAGCGTCCTGAACTGCAACTACCTGTAGCAGTAGTTTTGTGGCAATCTGAAGGGTGTAAAGGTGTGCATCCCGCAACAAAACCGACCCAAAAAGTCAACATAACGATTTTCTTTAATCCCACTTCTTGCTCCTCAATCCATTAAAATCTCAGCAATAGTAGTTGTTACGTCCGCCACTGGCTCAGAGCTGACTATCCGCTAAATTTAGCTCAGTGCCGTAGCTGTGTCAGAACAAACCTAAGCCGAAACCGTTTATTACAAAACAATAAATATCAGGGTTTAAAATCCAGCACCCCATTTTGAAATACTTTATATACTTCCGGCGAAGGGGGGGCAGGTATATCAGCATTCTTTATCGCATTCATCGCTTCACGACATAAATCGAGGTCTCCACTTTCTCTTTTAACCTCCAGTAGAAGGCCATTCGGGGCCATATGCATTCTCAGTGTACACTCTTTTCCTGAATACTTACTCGCATCCCCGAACTGTTTTTCGATGGCGCTCTTGATTTGATGGGCATACAGACGGATATCCTCACTAACATCAGAAGTACGTTCAGATGAACTCACATACTGTGTCTCTATTGCTTTATCGGAGTAATATGATGTACGGTCATGATAATTTGTCGATACAGCATCAGTGCACCCGATAATAATCCCACTAATAATCAACGTAAGAATTGATGCGCTACGAAAACCCATTTTTCCTCACATATGTCATATAGTAAAGGATTATATATACCGTTGTTTTGGACGCTCAAACAGCGAATCAGATCAAATAAAACGCACATTTGTTAACATTTACACAAAGTCTGCGTGGGATATTCTGAAAGAATATCCATAATGTGGAGAGAATCTATTGAAGTGCATGGTGCCGGGTGCCTCTCGGTGAACAAAATGTTCGTGATACCTGTCGGCGACAGAAAAGGTTAATGGTATCACCCCACCGCACAGGGGGATTCACCATGCAGGAGTTTTCTTAGCAAACTCACTGCGCGCCCGGCAACTCCCAACCACATAAAATGCGGAGTTTGTGGCATTTATGCATATAACTCGCAGGAATTATCTTAAAAAACTGATGTCGATCCGGATTAAAAAGAAGCAGGTCATCATCAGATGACTGGAAAAAAGGAAAACAAAAAATACTCATCATACAGTTTTGATTGCAGGGATGAGCCTGCTATGCACAATATGCAGAATATAAGCAAGATAAAAATATGCAGGCATATTATTTCGGATTTTGTTATTAACACAACCTTTTTAATAATCATTTGGCATACAATAAACCAGCCCAAAAAGAACCGCCTAAACAGGCGGTTGGTCAATACAAAGGATGCTTCGTCTTTATTATAGTAATCTGAGGCGTCGGGTGTCTTGTATCAGACAACATATTGTCCCGCTAAACAGCGAATTACAAACCACCCTGCAATGATCTCTCATCTCATTTTATATGAGTTGACGACATCAGGATAACGCATCATCAGCCCCTGCCAAGAAATATCAAAACTCCCGCCAGCAATGTGTTATCACAATATTGTAAAAAAACACAGCACCGAAACTATAACTGGTCTCTGTTATAATTTGGAGCAGAAAGACCAGTTGCCCAACTAGCAGCATTCTCCCCTGCTTTCCTGACGTAAAAAAAACCGCATTAAGCGGTTTTTTTACGATGTCCATGTCTGCAATCCGCCTCGCGATACAGCTTTGCGAAGCATAGCAAAATTGAAGCAGTTTATACGTAAGAAATCAAGCCATTTTCTCAGCAAATGATTCACGCATGGGAATATATAGGGCATACTCAGCAACAGCTAACCAATTAGCAATCCGTTTTTCGCATGTGCTAAAACACCACTCTGGGTGTGCATCATTTAGCAATTCAGCCATTTTGCGCTTAGTCATCCCCCGCCCTTCATAGCGTTGCCGGAGAATGCAAATCAATCCTGGATGCTCTGCCAGTACCTCACTTATGACTCGATCAATACATAACGCCTCTGCATCAGTACAATGCGCCAGCCAGCTCTTTTGCTTGCCGTTGATCATCTCTCGCAAAAACGCTTCCAGCTCAGCTTTCTCTATTCCCGCTTTTTTCATTCTGCGCAGGGCTTCATTAATGGCTGTTTTCGTCAGTTTTTTGGATGCCAACAACTGATTGAACATATTCCCTGACCTGCCACCGCCAATATACGACCAGCGCCCCCACATACGTAGTTTTCCCTGAATCCAGACACTTTCCAGCGTGGTGAGGCGAAGGTGTTCTCCGCTTTTTCCTGTATTCGTTGGGTAAATCATAAATGACCTTTCTTTCTCCAGATTTCTTGTGTGCGAAAAACCCCTTCAGCATGCATCAGGCGCAATTCTTCTTTGGTGTAATCGCTGGTTTTTACCCGCCCGTCGATTAGATCGTGGCATGAGCTACAGGCTATCGCCGCCTGCATATCGTGTGGTTTTGTCGCTGTTCCGCACGTCCCCGCCAGCCTGTAATGCGCCAGCACAGAGGTTTCGGGATTGTGATTGCAGTAGCCAGGGATTCTGATCTGGCACATCTGGCCTTTAGCCGCTTTACGTAAATTCACCATTACGCAAACTCCAGTAGTTGTGCGGCCACATTTTCAACTTCCTCCTGAGAGGAGAATTTACGGAACAGAATCCAGTTCCACAGCACATTCAGTACAGATTTATAAACCTGCTGAAACTCGACTTCGTCCATATTCGCAAAAGCGATGGATTTTGCCCGACGCCCACGGCTACCGTCCGGATAAATATGCTCGGTGTAAAATCCGGCCTGAATGGTTACCCACTCGCGGAAAGCCTCAAACGACTTTAGCAACGCCGTATCCCGGGTTCTACGAGTCGCAACGGTGTTAAGGTATTGCTCTGCGGCATCACTCAGGGCTGGCGTGTGTTCCCGACCAACTGATTCGCACAGGTAATCAACGAAACCAGACAGCAGTTCTCGTTCGCGAGGCGTGATCGCCCCACCGACCGGAGTCCAGTAATCGAATCCCAGTTGCAGGAGTTTGAAAAAACGCTTGTGGAATGCGTAGTTACGCACACGCTTAAAGTCTGCGTGTATCCACTCACCTATTTTGATTTGATGCAGAAAATCGCAACTCTCCGGCGTCGCCGGGAGAAGTAAACCAGAAGAGGTTTGTTTGACCAGTTGTATATGCGCCATTTCTCAATCTCTCGATGGCGCAGTGCAGCAGATGCCAGTTGTTCAGGCTGACGTATAAAGTATAAATAAACTGGTTCCAGTGTAAAGCCCCCACATTGATGGAATAAAAATCAAACAATAGATTGCTGGGATAAAAATACAACGCTTATTATTAAAAGCGGTTAGACAAATTAAATTTTAATGTTATGCAAATCTGCCAGATTAGCATAATATCTCATTTGAAAACCGCTGAAATAACAATCTTATCAGGATTAATCATATTAAGGTGAGTAAATATGGAAAACAACAAATCTGCACATTACGCTCCTTTTTTATCTATAATACTTTTTGTATTTTGTTGTGTATGGGCGGTATTTTTATAAAACACACCCACAAATAAATCAAACCCGCTACAGCGGGTTTGATTTATATAGTTGTTATACGGAAACTGGCACACGAGCAGGCAATGGATAGTGAGCCCAGTTATTAGCATTTAAAGCTCTTACGCCATCAGCATAAACTTGTGTGTTTCCATCTAATGATTTTAAAGTTACTACAATAGTTACAGGTAAAGGCTCCATTAAGGCCGGTTCATTCGCTCTCAACGTTGTTTTAGCCTGAAGAGCCCAGTTACCCGAAGTAATTCCTTTATTAAATGCCTTGCGATGAATTTTTACTGGTGACCACTTTCCACCATGCTCAATTTGAGCTCTCTCATATCCAGATTGACCGTTTTCTCCTTCCATAGGCACTTTTCCTTTTATAGTATTATTCTCAATTAAGCCAAAACTTAGCTCTACGTTCGCGCGAACATATTCACTGCCGGCATTAGGATTCAGTGGTGGTGCATATGCAGCAGTAATTACAATCTCACCTTTAAATTTTCCATTTTGAATAAGTGCCGATGGTATGGGATAGTTTTCCTTTCTCCACCTCATCCCAGGAACCAAGAATGTTTGGAAAATCAGAGTAAACCTATCATCACTATCATATAAGGTCTCAATAACTTCATTAGGAATTCCCGCTCCCAAATAGCGTCTTTCACTTGGCGAGTAATCAGGAGAAGATAATTGAGCGGAATGAATTAATAATGCTTTAATCAATGATGGTGAAACATTAAAGTCTGAATTAGTGGCTATTCTCTGCCATGTATGCGCAGCTAAACTTGCCACAATTGGAGCAGCAAAACTAGTACCAAAATTAGAGCAAAGCCTATTATCTGGCCCTACGACCTTTAAACTGCTTGCTCCTACATTCCAAGGTCTATGAACCCCACCGCCAGCATGGATTATATCTGGCTTTGGAGTAAATACAGGCCCAGGGCCACGACGAGTATATGGTGTCGGTGTTCCAATTTCACTTAAAGCATCATTAGCTTCCATATGAGAAACTGAACCAACTGTTAGTGCTCGGACTGACTCTCCAGGAGAGGAAATTAAATCAGCACCTCCAAGCGGTTCAGGATTTGGCCATGTACGTATAGGTTCATCTACATAATTACCTGCAGCAACTACAAACAAAATACCAAATTTATCGCTGAGCCGATCTAACTCCATCGCAAAATCACTAAACGTCTGCTCATTACATGGTCCGCCTCCCAAAGACAAATTCCAGACTTTTATATCTGGTCTTTTATTTACAGCATCTGCTAGCCTCAGAATTAAATCTGATATATAAGATCCATTTTCATCTAAGGCACAAACATCATGGATTTTAGATTTTGTATCAGGAATCCATGGATGATTGTCATTTAAAAAATGAGCGCCTGATATCAATGAAGACACCATAGTCCCATGTTCATAACTCGTATCAGGAGGAATTACGTATGTTTCCCTACTCACTACCCAAGGAGTAATTGTTGCCGCGATGGGGCTTACCCCAGTGTCAAATACAGCAACAATGGGTAATTCTTCTGATGGTACGGGAAAGCTATTTGTTTCAATGCCAACAGAATCACTTACACTAACCGGGAATGCTGAATATTTTGGTTCTGGAATTAACGTTCTTATACCCGGGTAATTAATGAGAATGTCTAATATATATCTATCATTTGGGGATAAATCCATTATCCTTAATAAGGGAAGACCACATTTTTGTCTAATCTCATCATATTTAACTCCGTGTTGTTCTAATATAGAAATAACGTTTTCATAGTTGTTGTAAGTTGCATCTTCACCTGTGTACTCAAATAGTCGTACAAGGATGTTTGATGATTCAAACAAACCATCAGTGCCTCCTGGAACCTTCCTATTCTCATCCCAAGGTTCAATGCGCTCAATCGCGCTTAGATTAGCCAAAATCGCTTTAATATTCCGATGTAAAATAACTGACTCTAATACGTCAAAACAGCCGGCATGAGCAGCAACCAACATTTCATCTATTTTGGCATGACCGGCATTTTGCAATCCAGCCTCTTGAGCAATTTTGTTCGGCCTATGCGTTTTGGCTATTCCCTGGTCTCTTAATTTGAAAACCAAAGTACCCAAGCTTCCAGGGTACTCTGAAAGTTTGGATTCTAAATAATGTTTACTGGTTGTTAAATTTCTTACTAGCCCTTGTCTATATTCGGCTGTTACATCAACCAATACCTTTGCCCCACCGCCAGCGTTTACTATTGCACCCAAGTCACTACTGGAAAAAGGGATTCTTAACATTGGGTTTGTAACTTTTGCGTTACTAAACTGTGTACCCCTTCTGCTCATATGCTCCTGACTCCTTCAGAATGTTTGAAATTACTCTTGATGTAAGTTTGTACAAATTAGCAAGAACTCTGATAGAAAATAATTTTTTATCTTTAGAACGTAACCAACGAATTTCATCTTCGTAAGTGCTTAAATTTACACCTTCCATAAGCGATTGAGCAAGATACAAACGCCTATACAATTTATGGTGATTTATCACACTTGCACCTTCAATAACTGCATCCCTACGTGCATCCAAGCTCACCTGTTCAATTATTGCTCCGGATAATCCTTCCGATTTTCTTGATAAATCACTTAAATCTAGATCGCTACATATCATATTCTTTAAACGATTTTTCCAAATTAACTCTCTCTGATGTATGTCAGGCAGAGGCATTGGAATTCTGAAGCTAAATCGCCTCCAGATTGCAGGATCCAGAAGTTGCTCATGGTTAGTTGAGGCAATAATTACCGTATCCTCTGATGCCGCATCCATATTCTGCAATAGTGAAATGACAACTCGCTGAAGCTCACCTATATCTCTCTCATTACCTCTTGCTCCAGCTAAAGCATCAAATTCGTCTAAAAAAAGCACTGATGGCCTCTGCATTACATAATCGAAAACCTGTCTAAGATTTTTGCTGGTTTGTCCCAATAAACTACTAATCAAAGTATCGCAACGCACTGTAAGAAGTGGAAAATCTAAGCGGGTAGCGATGTACTTAGATAACATAGTCTTACCTGTTCCTGGCTTTCCATACACGAGCATACGACTCGGCAATGCTGCATCAGCTTTAACAAACTCATCATAACGTTGAACATTAGTGATAAACTCTTCAACACGGGTACTGATTGCTGCAGGCAGAAAAATCTCTGAACTGTCTAATTTAGGATAACTGACATCAACAGTGTTGAGTCGACTATCAATATCTACCGGTAATGAGCCCAGAGATATCCCACCTCCAGCCCTTTGAGCTCCTGCCAACGCCTGGGGAGCTCTAAGCAACCTTTCTCTTATCATTCTGGCTTGCTTGACCTCCCCTTTTTGTTCGAGCTTATCTGCCAGCAACCCAGCATAATTACTAGCCATCGAAGCATTTGCCTTTGTTGCACCTTCAATGATTTTTAACACTTCTGATAAATAATCCATTCAACACTCCCACAACAAAAAGCCACAGCAATCAAAAAATGAGCACGCAGAATCAAAATGCTCTCTAATCGTAACGCATTTTGAGATTTTTGATACGTTTTTTTGGGATTATGTAACGCCAAATGGTCATTTTGTGTCAGAAAAATAAATCTTAGTACCGAGAATATGTAGCTTCCATCCTTCATCGTTCTATTCATCCCTGATCTCCAAGCCTCTCTCGAAAACCATTCTGATAAAACGCCAGCACACGCTGCATAACTTCACTCTTCCGGCACTCGCGACAGATTATGTTCAGACGCCTGTCGTAACGGCGTATTTCTCCGTCTGGTAATGACCAGATAAGGTCAGGATCAACCACAACCGGTTTCTTCACCTTTGTCCTTGATAGTTTTTTGCGGGCGTTTTGCCAGTCTTTACGCGCCTGCTCAGACGGGAATAATCCGTAGCCTGAATTGTAAACATCACCACTGGCGACTAGTTCTCTGGCGAGAGTGCTTATGTAATACCTTGATGCACCGGTTTTAGCCTCCAGAGCCCGTAACGTCTCGCGACCGCTCAGAGGTACAAGTTCAACAACCTGTCCTTTAATTTTTTCTCGCTCTTCTGGTGTAAATACTTTTGCCATAGGTGCCTCCGGCAATCACTTTTCCGATGCAACATGGCGGGAAGAATCAGTAATCTGTCGTACAATATCCCTGTGCTTGTTCAACTCACGCAGCGCGGCGCAGACACGCTCCCACTTCTGGAGATGATTTTTCGCCCGACGCAGTTCGCGGTTTGCCATATGCAGTGATGGTAAAACCAGGTCATCCGCTCGCGTTTCAGTAAACGATGGCAGCGACTGCACAATGTCCGCCACAGTTTCTGTTTTAATATCTTCCTGTGTTGCAGCCTCCTGTACTGGTAACGCAACACCTGCGGTCTGAGGAAAGGCCTTACCATCAGTTTCCGCTACCGATGCTGCTTTCGGCTCTGCTGGTAAATTATCGCCCGGTATGCAGTAACGAAATTTACCGCCCTGATTTACGCGAATCAGACGACCTTTGCTGATTGCCATTGCCAGCGTTGAAGCCACTTTGCGTGATGTGGTACCAAACAATGTAGCCAGCTCATCAGCCGTTTGTGGTCCTCGTTGTTCAATCGTCGCGGTTAAATCGCACTCTGAGATTTTCGCTACTGTTGCTGTGGTGATTTCTTCCGGCAGTTCTGCCTGCGCTGGCTGTTCCTGCTGAATATTGTTATCAGCCACACGCCAGGTGTACGCGCTTTTATCAACAAAACCAGCCTTTTTCAGTTCCCATAGTTCGTTCAGCACTTCTTCACGACTGATATCAAGTCGCGCAGCAAGTTCTATGGATGTGGCTTTTCCCATTGCTTTCAGTGCGTCAAAAACAGTCTCCATTAAATTTTTCTCCCGGTAAAAATTACTTCGCAATTCCTGGCTGGACGACATTCGGACGCCAGCTCTCCCAGTTAAAATTCACCCATCGCCCGCCGTTCATGGTCATGCGATCCATAATCCGCTCGCCGAGCAATGTTTTCATGGCCTCATAGTTCAGGTTTGTCAGCATCCCCACGCTGCGCATCGACGCTGTCCGGCGATCAACAATCTGGTGCAGTACCACCTGCTCGTTTTTCGTCTCGCGCTGAATGCCAATTTCATCAAGAACCAGCAGATCCACTTCGCATAGTTCCCGCAAAAATTTTTCGCCTGACTGCCCATCGTCATAGCTGGCGTGCAGGGCACTCATAACATCAGCCACGGTAACCACAATCACTGTCTGACCGTCTTTCAGCAGGCGATTCCCGATAGCTGCCGCTAAGTGGTTCTTCCCGGTACCAGGTTTTCCGCTGAACGCAAAATTTGTACACCCGGTCATCAGTTCATCAGCGATGGATTTCGCCTGACTCAACGCGTATCGCTGCCCTTCGTTCTGCACCTGGTAATTCGAAAACGAGCATTTGCGGTGCAATGGCTGGATGCCAGAGCGATTCAGAATTTTTTCCACCCGCAACTGACGATTCTGACGGTTGATCTCCTCACAACGTTTCTGGCCTTCGGAAAGTTGCCACTCGCGCCACTCCGCTACCGTTTTGAATGGGGCGGTTACATGTGGCGGGGCCAGTCTGCGGATACGTTCAAGAATGCCGCCTGCCGCAATATTTTTCATGGTCAGTTACCCCCTGAAGCCTGGCGGGATCGCACTATCCGGTAACGAGACGGTGTTAACCTGTCGGAGTAACGTCTCAGGTCGAACACCTTTTGGCGCGAACAAGCCCTGGTATTCATTGGCGATGCTGTGTCGAATCACCTGCTCAGGTGAAAAACCCTGCTGGCGGAATTTTTCCAGCTCCCGTATCGCCCCGTTAGCGCCCTGCTCCGTTCGAATCGGTTTTCGCAATGCCTGCCTGAACTGAACCCACTCATGCCAGAGTGTTTCCGGCAACCAGTCAGGCAGCTCGATAGCCTCCGGTTCGAATTTTTTAGACGCTCGTTTTTGGCGAGGGGGATTTAGGGGGAGATAAGTATTTATATCTTCCTCTTTCTCTTCCTCTGGTAACGCTTTTTGATCCGTTTTTGTAACGCTGGCAGCGTTACCTTTTCGTTTCAGTTCTCGTATTTTTGTTACTCTCTCGTTTGTAACCGCCCGTTTTTTAGAGCTTTTCCCGTTATGGCGCTCAAAGTTAGGAAGCGACAACACACCATTAGTTTCGACCAGCCATCCAACCTGAATTAACGCATCAGCAAAACCAGCCATAAAAGTGATGCGATCTATTGCACTTTTTGTAACGCCGCGAGCGTTACACTCTGCGTTACCGTCTATCATTTGTTGATCCGCCCATGCCCAGAAGCGAATGACTTTCCCTAATGCGGCATCTGGATCAATATTCAGAATCTCAGCAAGCCTGAATATTTCCGGCTTATCCGGCGTAATAACTTCGAGCTTTATCCAGTTTGAAGCCATTTGTTTTCACCTTGTAACGCTCGCAGCGTTACATTTAACTGATACCGAACAAAACAGTTCGGTACGATTAATTTCAATCAATGCACTACGACAGAATCGCTAGGAGAACCGCCGCCGCTGAAATGTGCTTTACGGTAAACGGCCTGGACTGCATCATCATGCGCATCAATTGCCGTACTCAGTGCATCCTGTGCCGCCAGTAATGCACGGCGTTCCAGGGTATCGAAGATGCAGAGTCGGTGACGCAGCTCGCGAGGAAGAATTGCCAGAACCGCAGGGATCAGTTTCTGAATTTTTTCCCTTTGCGCATTCGTTTCACCTTTCAACCAACGATGATAGATATTCTGCTGATTGTTCCAGTCCTTGCCTGGTACCAGGGGCAATTCGCCGCCCCCCTGGCGCAGATATTCTTCAGTAATTGCGTTAGCGACCCACGCCTGCCCTTTTTCGGCTGCCAGGGCTAACAACACTGATTCGATGTGCTCATGCTTGATTTTCATGAATCAACTCCCATCAGCTTTTTCGTAGTAGTTTTATTTCTGCCAATAGTTAAAATTGCATCGGCAGAAAATAATCCGTTTGATGCATGAGCGATTTTTTCAGCGTAATTTGTTTCGCCGGTATATTCTGTGCGAGGCAATTTTCCGTTATCCATCCATTTGTAGATTGCTCTTTGGCTGACACCACAAACGTCGGCCACAACAGAAACGCGAACAGTTTTGATTACATCTTCAAGTGTTTTCTGGTTCATATCACCCTCACAATGTGAACTTTGAGTACATGCTATAACAGAACTGACAGTACATTCAAGAGCGAATATCATTGAACTTATGGTTCATGAAGATAAAGCGCGTAAAGAGTTCGCCAGTAGGCTTGCGCTAGCCTGTGAAAACGCTGGTTATGAACAACATGGAAGGCAGGCAGAAATTGCCCGTCGAATGAAATTAACACCAAAAGCGGTTAGCAAATGGTTTAATGGTGAAACAATTCCTCGCCGAGAGAAATTAAGGGAATTAGCAACACTCATTGGAACAACACCAACCTATCTTTTGGGAGAGGATACAGAAGAAAGTGGACAGATACGTTTCTATCAGGAGTTAAATCCAAGACAAAAAATCATCATTGACCTTCTGGACGAGCTCCCTGACAGTGAGACAGATGAACTTTTAAAAACTCTTGAGGAGAAAAAACAGAAGTACAATGCAATTTACGAAGAGTTAGCACGAAAGAAAAAACAAAAAGCCTCTTAAACCAGCATAAATCCGGTAGCGTCCCCCTCCGGGTTTGTGCTTCACTTTATCCCGTCTCATTTTTTTATACATAAAATGTACTTAAAGTACTTTACAATGATGAACACAAAGTACATTATATACCTACCAACCCACCCCGCCCCACAGAACGCCGGGCAATACTTCGAGTTACCAGGCAGTGGTCAGGGGTTAAGTAGCCAGCCCGAGGCGTATGAACATGACGGCGGGATTCAAATTTTGCAGTGCAGCAGTTAGTTCCGCCACCCGGCGTTAAGGGGATAGATAAGATGGTGCATTACGAAGTAGTTCAGTATTTGATGGATTGTTGCGGTATCACTTACAACCAGGCTGTGCAGGCTTTACGCAGCAACGACTGGGATCTCTGGCAGGCAGAAGTCGCTATACGTAGCAACAAGATGTGAGATTCGCAAAATGCAAAAAATCGACCTCGGCAACAACGAATCCCTGGTGTGCGGCGTGTTCCCCAACCAGGATGGAACGTTCACTGCCATGACGTATACCAAAAGCAAAACATTTAAAACCGAAACTGGTGCGCGCCGATGGTTGGAGAAGCACACAGTAAGCTAACGATTAAAACGTCTACTCCTGCTGTTCCAGAATAACTTCATAAAATGGGAGTATTTTTCGGTGACGAGATAATAAGAACAGTTTGCGCTATCACTCTGATGTTGAATGATGCCCTTCCGTTCTAATTTTTTCATAACCGGGTTACGGCAAGGAGAAGTGATAATAAGATTTCCTGTTTTAAGGAAATCTTTAAATACAGCGATTTCTTTCTCAGATAAACGAAGCAATACTCGTTGCTCTGGCAGTAATGAATAATGCTTTTGAATATGTGCTCGCAATCTTGAGAAGGAAATGGCGACCACGAAAGAAAAGGCAAAAACGATAATCTGAAAGAGCCAAGGTATTTCAGTATAAGCATTGAATGCGACAGTAAACTCTTTCGGTATCAGCCAGAGAGTGAGACCAAAAATGATAATCGTATACATAAGTCTTTCGAGTGGCTCGTTAGCAAAAAGTTTCAACAATGGAGTAAATACATCCAACATATCAATAACTCTCAACTGTAAGGGTATTGAAATGTTAACACAAGCTCTCGCTGTAGGGGTATAGCCGAGACCACCGAAGCCCGGAGGTGGTGAAATAAAACCGGGCACAACACGAAGGCGCATTTCCGATATCCATAAAGAGTCGGTCTTGTCTGTTAAATTTAAATGGTGGGAGTGCGCCTCCGGTTGTAAATAACGACATTGCTGTGTGTAGTCCTGGCGGCATCAGTTTTTTTCTTGAAGTTCGGCTGATGTCCGCCCTTTTTAAAGTGAATTTTGTGATGCGGTGAATGCGGCTAAGCGCACGTGGCACAGTTAAAAGTCATGTTAGTCCTTATTGGTTTGGGTGGGAAAGCCGACTGTAATTGTTAACTGGTTGCAGTCACCTGGAGGCACCAGGCACCGCATCAACAAAGTTCATTTGTAAAAATGGAGATAATTATGATTGCACATCACTTCGGAACTGATGAAATACCACGTCAGTGTGTGACTCCTGGCGATTATGTTCTTCATGAAGGCCGGACATATATTGCCTCGGCAAACAATATTAAAAAGCGAAAACTATATATTCGTAACCTGACCACAAAAACATGCATTACTGACCGCATGATTAAAGTCTTCCTCGGTCGTAATGGTTTACCTGTAAAGGCGGAGTCATGGTGATGACTAAGAAAATAAAATGTGCTTACCACCTTTGCAAAAAAGACGTTGAAGAAAGCAAAGCTATTGAAAGAATGCTTCACTTCATGCACGGGATTTTATCAAAAGACGAACCGAGAAAATATTGCAGTGAAGCTTGTGCCGAAAAAGACCAGATGGCACATGAACTTTAATTAATTGACTATTCGAAACTGAATTTATGCCAGAAATGGCAGGTATTCGCTCAACCTTAATTAAGGAGAAAAACATGATTACCAATTATGAAGCCACTGTTGTAACTACCGATGACATTGTTCACGAGGTGAATCTGGAAGGAAAGCGCATTGGCTACGTAATTAAAACAGAAAATAAAGAAACCCCATTCACTGTGGTTGATATCGATGGTCCATCAGGCAACGTAAAAACACTTGATGAAGGTGTCAAAAAAATGAGCCTGGTGCATATCGGAAAGAATCTGCCCGCAGAAAAAAAAGCCGAATTTCTGGCAACTCTAATTGCAATGAAATTAAAAGGTGAAATCTGAAAGAAATAGCCTGCGTATGGCGCAGGCTATGAACAGTGTGTATCCGGCAAGATCATTCACTGAACAAAACGAATTTTAATCTGAGTTGAGGTTAAAAAACAATGAGCACAAAACCACTCTTCCTGTTACGGAAAGCGAAAAAATCATCCGGTGAACCTGACGTCGTCCTGTGGGCAAGCAACGATTTTGAATCGACCTGTGCCACTCTGGACTACCTGATCGTTAAGTCAGGTAAAAAACTGAGCAGCTATTTTAAAGCTGTTGCCACGAATTTTCCTGTCGTTAATGACCTGCCCGCTGAAGGTGAGATCGATTTTACCTGGAGTGAACGCTATCAACTCAGCAAAGACTCCATGACATGGGAACTAAAACCGGGAGCAGCACCAGACAACGCTCACTATCAAGGCAATACCAACGTCAACGGCGAAGACATGACTGAGATTGAGGAGAATATGCTACTCCCAATTTCTGGCCAGGAACTGCCCATTCGTTGGCTTGCTCAACACGGCAGCGAAAAACCGGTAACGCACGTTTCACGCGACGGACTCCAGGCATTACACATTGCTCGGGCTGAAGAACTACCGGCTGTTACTGCCCTGGCTGTTTCCCACAAAACCAGCCTGCTCGACCCGCTGGAAATTCGCGAACTCCACAAACTGGTTCGTGACACTGACAAAGTTTTCCCTAATCCTGGTAATTCAAACCTGGGACTGATAACTGCTTTTTTCGAAGCATACCTGAACGCTGACTACACCGATCGAGGACTGCTGACAAAAGAGTGGATGAAGGGTAATCGTGTTTCACACATCACTCGCACGGCTTCCGGTGCTAATGCTGGCGGCGGAAACCTCACCGATCGCGGCGAAGGTTTCGTACACGATCTGACGTCACTGGCGCGCGACGTAGCCACTGGCGTACTGGCCCGTTCAATGGATCTGGACATCTATAACCTTCATCCGGCACACGCTAAACGCATTGAGGAAATTATCGCTGAAAATAAACCGCCCTTTTCTGTTTTCCGCGACAAATTCATCACCATGCCTGGCGGGCTGGATTATTCCCGCGCCATCGTGGTTGCGTCCGTAAAAGAAGCACCAATTGGGATCGAGGTCATCCCCGCGCACGTCACTGAATATCTGAACAAAGTACTGACTGAAACCGATCATGCCAACCCTGATCCGGAAATCGTGGATATTGCCTGCGGTCGCTCCTCTGCCCCGATGCCGCAGCGAGTAACAGAAGAAGGAAAACAGGATGATGAAGAAAAACCGCAACCATCTGGAACAACGGCAGTTGAACAGGGAGAGGCTGAAACAATGGAACCGGACGCAACTGAACATCATCAGGACACGCAGCCGCTGGATGCTCAGTCACAGGTAAATTCTGTTGATGCGAAATATCAGGAACTGCGGGCAGAACTCCATGAAGCCCGGAAAAACATTCCATCAAAAAATCCTGTCGATGCCGATAAATTGCTTGCTGCATCACGTGGTGAATTTGTTGACGGAATTAGCGACCCGAACGATCCGAAATGGGTAAAGGGGATCCAGACTCGCGATTGTGTGTACCAGAACCAGCCAGAAACGGAAAAAACCAGCCCAGATATGAATCAACCTGAGCCAGTAGTGCAACAGGAACCGGAAATAGCCTGCAATGCCTGCGGCCAGACTGGCGGGGATAACTGCCCTGACTGTGGTGCGGTGATGGGCGACGCAACATACCAGGAAACATTCGCTGAAGAGAGTCAGGTTGAAGCTAAGGAAAATGATCCGGAGGAAATGGAAGGCGCTGAACATCCGCACAATGAGAATGCTGGCAGCGATCCGCATCGCGATTGCAGTGATGAAACTGGCGAAGTCGCAGATCCCGTAATCGTAGAAGACATAGAGCCAGGTATTTATTACGGAATTTCGAATGAGAATTACCACGCGGGTCCCGGTATCAGTAAGTCTCAGCTCGATGACATTGCTGATACTCCGGCACTATATTTGTGGCGTAAAAATGCCCCCGTGGACACCACAAAGACAAAAACGCTCGATTTAGGAACTGCTTTCCACTGCCGGGTACTTGAACCGGAAGAATTCAGTAACCGCTTTATCGTAGCACCTGAATTTAACCGCCGTACAAACGCCGGAAAAGAAGAAGAGAAAGCGTTTCTGATGGAATGCGCAAGCACAGGAAAAACGGTTATCACTGCGGAAGAAGGCCGGAAAATTGAACTCATGTATCAAAGCGTTATGGCTTTGCCGCTGGGGCAATGGCTTGTTGAAAGCGCCGGACACGCTGAATCATCAATTTACTGGGAAGATCCTGAAACAGGAATTTTGTGTCGGTGCCGTCCGGACAAAATTATCCCTGAATTTCACTGGATCATGGACGTGAAAACTACGGCGGATATTCAACGATTCAAAACCGATTATTACGACTACCGCTATCACGTTCAGGATGCATTCTACAGTGACGGTTATGAAGCACAGTTTGGAGTGCAGCCAACTTTCGTTTTTCTGGTTGCCAGCACAACTATTGAATGCGGACGTTATCCGGTTGAAATTTTCATGATGGGCGAAGAAGCAAAACTGGCAGGTCAACAGGAATATCACCGCAATCTGCGAACCCTGTCTGACTGCCTGAATACCGATGAATGGCCAGCTATTAAGACATTATCACTGCCCCGCTGGGCTAAGGAATATGCAAATGACTAAGCAACCACCAATCGCAAAAGCCGATCTGCAAAAAACTCAGGGAAATCGTGCACCAGCAGCAGTTAAAAATAGCGACGTGATTAGTTTTATTAACCAGCCATCAATGAAAGAGCAACTGGCAGCAGCTCTTCCACGCCATATGACGGCTGAACGTATGATCCGTATCGCCACCACAGAAATTCGTAAAGTTCCGGCGTTAGGAAACTGTGACACTATGAGTTTTGTCAGTGCGATCGTACAGTGTTCACAGCTCGGACTTGAGCCAGGTAGCGCCCTCGGTCATGCATATTTACTGCCTTTTGGTAATAAAAACGAAAAGAGCGGTAAAAAGAACGTTCAGCTAATCATTGGCTATCGCGGCATGATTGATCTGGCTCGCCGTTCTGGTCAAATCGCCAGCCTGTCAGCCCGTGTTGTCCGTGAAGGTGACGAGTTTAGCTTCGAATTTGGCCTTGATGAAAAGTTAATACACCGCCCGGGAGAAAACGAAGATGCCCCGGTTACCCACGTCTATGCTGTCGCAAGACTGAAAGACGGAGGTACTCAGTTTGAAGTTATGACGCGCAAACAGATTGAGCTGGTGCGCAGCCTGAGTAAAGCTGGTAATAACGGGCCGTGGGTAACTCACTGGGAAGAAATGGCAAAGAAAACGGCTATTCGTCGCCTGTTCAAATATTTGCCCGTATCAATTGAGATCCAGCGTGCAGTATCAATGGATGAAAAGGAACCACTGACAATCGATCCTGCAGATTCCTCTGTATTAACCGGGGAATACAGTGTAATCGATAATTCAGAGGAATAATTCAGCCTGGCGGTGTAATGCACCGCCAACTTGAAATATTTTTTATGAGAAAAATTATGAGATATGACAATGTTAAACCATGTCCATTTTGTGGTTGTCCATCAGTAACGGTGAAAGCCATTTCAGGATATTACCGAGCGAAGTGTAACGGATGCGAATCCCGAACCGGTTATGGTGGAAGTGAAAAAGAAGCACTCGAAAGATGGAATAAACGAACCACTGGAAATAATAATGGAGGTGTTCATGTATAAAATTACCGCCACTATTGAAAAGGAAGGTGGCACTCCTACTAACTGGACAAGATATTCAAAATCTAAACTAACGAAATCAGAATGCGAAAAAATGCTCTCAGGTAAAATTTCCAGAGAGCAGAAAGTAAAACTGATAAATTTTAATTGCGAGAAACTTCAGTCCTCGAGAATTGCATTGTATTCAAATTAAAACTTCATAGCTGATTATTAATAATCAACATCGGGCGTCAATTTCAGTCTAACATTGGCGCCTGCCAGAGGTGATGCGATGGCACAAGTAATCTTTAATGAAGAGTGGATGGTTGAATACGGCCTGATGCTTCGCACTGGTCTGGGGGCCAGACAAATTGAAGCATACCGCCAGAACTGTTGGGTGGAGGGCTTCCACTTCAAACGAGTATCTCCTTTAGGTAAGCCAGACAGCAAACGAGGGATTATCTGGTACAACTATCCAAAGATAAATCAGTTTATCAAAGACTCATGATATGTCTAAATTACCAACAGGTGTCGAGATTAGAGGTAGATACATTCGCATCTGGTTCATGTTTCGAGGAAAACGATGTCGGGAAACATTAAAAGGCTGGGAGATTACAAACAGTAATATTAAAAAGGCCGGAAATTTAAGAGCGCTGATAGTTCATGAAATAAACTCCGGTGAATTTGAGTATTTAAGACGTTTTCCCCAGTCCAGCACTGGGGCAAAAATGGTGACAACGAGAGTCATAAAAACGTTCGGAGAGCTTTGTGATATCTGGACAAAAATTAAAGAGACAGAGTTAACAACAAACACAATGAAGAAAACGAAATCACAATTAAAAACACTCAGAATAATAATTTGTGAAAGTACCCCGATATCACATATTCGTTATAGCGATATCTTAAACTACCGGAATGAACTGCTGCATGGAGAAACGCTTTACCTGGATAATCCAAGATCCAACAAAAAAGGAAGAACCGTGCGCACAGTTGATAACTATATCGCCCTGCTCTGTTCGCTGTTGCGTTTTGCGTATCAGTCGGGATTTATATCAACCAAACCATTTGAAGGAGTAAAAAAATTACAGCGAAACAGAATAAAGCCTGATCCGTTATCTAAAACAGAATTCAATGCATTAATGGAAAGTGAAAAAGGACAGAGCCAGAACTTGTGGAAATTTGCCGTTTACTCAGGACTTCGTCACGGGGAACTGGCAGCTCTGGCGTGGGAGGATGTGGATCTCGAAAAGGGAATAGTGAATGTCAGAAGAAACCTGACGATACTTGATATGTTCGGTCCCCCAAAAACAAATGCCGGGATCCGAACAGTAACACTACTGCAGCCTGCTCTTGAAGCACTGAAGGAGCAATACAAACTGACCGGGCATCATCGCAAAAGCGAAATCACCTTTTATCATCGGGAGTACGGCAGAACCGAAAAGCAAAAACTGCATTTTGTTTTCATGCCCAGGGTGTGTAACGGAAAACAAAAACCTTATTACTCGGTAAGCAGTTTGGGGGCAAGGTGGAATGCAGCAGTAAAACGTGCTGGTATTCGCCGCCGTAATCCGTACCATACGCGGCATACTTTTGCCTGCTGGCTGTTGACGGCAGGAGCGAACCCGGCATTTATAGCCAGCCAAATGGGGCATGAAACTGCGCAGATGGTGTATGAAATTTACGGTATGTGGATTGATGACATGAACGACGAACAGATAGCCATGTTGAATGCGCGGTTATCGTAG